ACATATAAAAAATAATGATTCCATTGTGCAGTATTATCATTAGCCCAAGACAGCATATGGCTGATACTGCGTTCTAGTGCTACTTCAACCGGTTCACTTTTAATCAAATGTACAACGTAATTATCATACAATTCATCTCTACACCAGTGGTCTAATTTAACTCCACTTGTTACTACATAGTTGATAAACTTATCAGGGTATAGTGGATTGACATTGCTGACAAAACTGCCGAACTTGACAAAAGCATTATAATACGGACTCCTGGCAAATTCCTCGTATGTTTTATCGCCTTTGTGATTTTGACTCATTTTATAAAATTTATTAAATGTGTCATAGCCTAATATTACATGTTTTTCTGTCTTGGCAAGTGCTCGACGTTTTTGTTCGCACACATGCACTGCCAATGTTTTTTCACGAGTAAACCCGTGACTACAATATTGACAAATATAAGGTTTGCTATCGGCTAGTGCCATCATTTTAGTTTCTTAGCAATAGTTGCTTCATCCATACCATGCTTACGTGCCAGCTCTTTAAGATCTTTATCAGTGGATAAGTGTGCCAATAGTTCTAGCTCATCACGCTTGCGACTGGGATATATTTCTTCTAAAAATTTCATTTTCTTTCCACTGCCCGCTTTCTTTTTATTGCCAAGCCATTCGTGAAAGAATGTTTTTTCACCGTTGTAACTACACATGCACAGCAACAGCCACAGCAGTTTAGGATGCTTTTGTAAGTCATTCCAATGCTTGTTAAAATACTCATTGACAGTTAATACAAAGTGTTCTTGTAGCTCTCTGCTTTGTCCTTTGACATTGCTAATGTATCGATTAAGGATAAAATATTCACTTTTGAGACTCTTTTGTTGCTCAGGAGTCATCTCATCCCAAGCCGCACGAACATTTAAGTCTACAAATGCTATCTTTTCTTTTAATTCGATTTTGTCACTCATTCCGGATTATCCTTGCTTAGGCGATATATCATTATAGCACGATCCAGGGCCTTTTGTAAAGAGGGATTGGTTTTTGCCTCGCGGTGAATTTCGCCCCACAATTTACTTTCTCGTATGTGTTCAACCAAAGGTCTACCATCGCCAGTGCGAGGATCAAATTTTGGATTATCTTTATTATAATCCCAGCCTTCTACTTCTCTAGTCATGGGATCTGCCCCGAATTCTCTTCGATAAACAACATCGCCAACTCGTTCACGGATATAGGTTGCGCCTGGTTTAAGACTTCCCATTATTCATCCTTTGGTACTATTCTAGCATCAAATGCCATCACAGTTCTGCTTCCTTGACCTTTCCAGGGATATACTGTGTGCGGCAAATAGCTTGGAAACAGTATCATAGTTCCCGGAGTTGGGTCGTATTTCCAAGTATCATTCATTACAAATTTGCTAATATCTTTTGTTTGTGGTAATCTGAATAGAATCTTACTGTCGCTAGGATTGCTGCCTTCATTTAATTCAGGTGAAGAAATATACATATTGCCACTGATATTTCCGGCAGGATGTGTGTGCATTTCTTGATAGTCACCTTCAAACTGTTTGATGGTCCATATACTGACAACTACCGGTTTGCAGTATTTTAGTTCTTCAGTACCGCTTTGAGCAGTAATTAATTCCATGTATCCTTGGCACATAGTTTCTAACCAACCGACTAACCAAGTAACATCCATACCTAATTGATTAGGATATATTTGTATCTGTTGGCCACCCCGAATACTTATAGCAGGATTATTAGCATCATTAAGATGCGGTTGGCTATGTAGATTTTCAGTCAGGCTATAGATCTTGCTGAATTCTACTGGCGGTACTTGATCAATGGCCAGCACCACAGGTTGAAAGTATGCAACTTTTAATGTCATAATATCTTGTCCAACTGGATTATTTCACTTTGTCGTGATATTTCTTTGACAAAATAAACACAATCTGGTTTAGGTTTATTACTAGTGGGCGTGGCTAATAATTGTCCATTTTTCATCTTGGGAAAGTACCATTTCATATCATTGTAAAAATTTACAATTTCTATTTTCTTAAATTCTACTCTAAAACTGCTTAATGGATTAAAACATAATGCTTCAAATCCCCGGTCATTTAGGCTGGTCAATGGTAATATTTCAATGTCACAACCACTGCTACTATCACCCACCGCGATCGACCAATCTATGGGCATTGTTATCTCATCGTTACCTATCCTAAGTATCATTGCCGGCGCATTGAATGATTCTAAAAATATCAATGGCATGAAAAAGAAATCAGGCTCTGCGGGGTTACTGTTATCCAGTACTGCGAATCTAGTATTTTCGTCAACCTCATCTGGTAAATTGTTTAATGAAAACATCCTATCTTCTAATGTTAATATCTGCATAATTCCTTATTTAGACCAATCTATCTTTTCTATATTGAAAGGATATTTGGCTTCCTTGTAAAATTTCTTTCTTTCTGTAAGATGCCGTTTTGCATACTTACAGGTACTGGTTATGTCCCAGATTTGTACGAAGTCTTTGTCTTCTGCTTTTCTAATGCCTCGCCCAATACTTTGTATAACCCTAACAAAGCTCTTTCCGGGCTCAAGAAGTACCAGATTAAAAATACGGGGGATATTAATACCCACAGCGGCCACACCAAAAGTCGCCACAATAATCTTGTTAGTGCTTGTTTTAATTTCGTCATATTCTTCCTTTCGGTCTTTGGTTTTAACTTCTCCGCTGACAAAGACAGCATTGTCTAATTCGTTTATTAAAAATTTGCCTGAATCGATCCTGTTAACTAGAACGAGTGTGTTGCCTGAGTCTGAGATTTTTTTGATTAATTTACTGATATACTTCATCCTGTCTTCGTCAGTGACAAGATATTTTAATTCTTCTGGATATGCTTTGAATTCTGGGAGGTCTATCATCTGTACCACATTCACGTGACAGTTTGACAACACTCCTATTTCTTGTAATTCGTGTGCCTTGATGCCGCCAATAACTGGACCAATGCTGGCAAATATACTTTCACTTTCAAATTTTTCTTTGGGAACAGTGCCAGTTAATCCCCACCGAATTGCCGCATTACATAAGTTCTGAGTGAGTAAATTTTTCAATACTTCGGCCTTGGCCATATGTACTTCATCAACGATCACAGTCTTGACGCCTTCTAGAAATTCTGCCAGTGTCACTATATCATGTTCGTGATTTTTACTTTTCTTATCTAATATATTAAGACTTTGCCAAGTACAAATGGTATGGGTCTTATTCAAGTTTTTGCGGTCGCCGTAGTAAACACCTACATCTAATCCGCAGTTGATAAAGTCTTCTTCTGTTTGTTCTACTAGACTCTTGTTGGGCACGATTGTGATAGTACGACCTAGCTTTTCACATAGTTGTGATAGGGTCGCCGTAGTGATCGTCTTGCCTGCGCCGGTGGCAATTTCTTGTAGTGCTTGCGGTGTTTCAAGGAATCTGTTAATGGCATCAACTTGATAGTCACGTAGCATGATAGGCTGGCCTGCTTGTTGATGACCTACTGGCCATACCTTGCCTTGATCGGCCCAATATGTCTCTGTCACTGGATCAAATTCAATTTTAGGTGTTGTGCGTAGATCTTCAACGTCTTCGATTTCAATGCCCATTTTTGCCAAGATTTCTAGGATAGTTTCTAGCTGACTTAGATAGCCATTGCCGCCTAGGCCGAACAGGCTGACCATGCCATCCCATCTACCCAATTTATAAGCAGGATGATATCGAGCATATGGTATTTCATATTTAAAAGTTGAGGTCAGCTTTTTACGAGCATCCAAAGGAAGACCTTCTAGCTTGATATTAACCTCATCTTTTATTATTAATTTTACTGTCATAATATCATTCTTTGTTCTAATATAGATGGAGCTTCAGTCCATTCAATAATTAAATCACAACAGTTAGAGTATACACTAGTTTTACCGTGACGTAAACCCATCTTGGTATCCAACGCAATCACACTCATCGGTTGCCACGGATTTTTCAGGAAAAATTTCGGAATTTTTCCACTTTGTACAACTGCCACTTGTGTGGTCAAATCTAATGGATGATTGTATTGTCTATCTTTGATAAGTTGATTAAATTGCTTGCCGGTATCACTATTAGGCAGTCTAAAATAAATTCCTACCTGCGTGTCAAGACCACTTTCTGCTAAAGAATTGTCTAAAATTTTAAGGTGATTTAGTGATTTTTCTTCATTCCAACTTTCAAACACTATCAGTAGGGGTAATCTTTTTAAATCTTTCAAAGAATTAAAAATATCTAAAAGACTGTGTTGTGCAAGGTCGATCCATACTCTAGATTTTGATCTGTTGGCAATATATTCGGTTAAATTTTCACCTGGATTTTTTGGATTTTCTGAAAAATATTGGTAACGCATACTACGATCATTGATAATATTTTGATCGATCTCTGTTTCAATGCCCAAGTCGGCTGTGATCGCTTTTTGAAAGTTTTTATGATCAATATTAGAAATTAAAAATTGATTTTCAAATTCGCTCTTGTTCCAAGATTTTATAATTTCGTAAAAATTCCGGATTTTTTCGTCTAGATCAAAATTATAAGGTGCCAGTGCTTCAACTATTAAAACAATGTTTTTTTCAGTCAACTCGGCTTGATAATTTTTACCATTTGTATTTGCAACTAGACCTTCTGCAAGTTTTCCAATGGCGTTTAATGCTTTTCTAATATTTGCATTGAACGTATATTCAATAAAAATGTAAGCTTCTGCTTCAGAATCCATTTCAATTGTTAATTTGCGTATTTGTTCAATATGTCTAAAACTATTTGACCATACAGGCGCACTTAGTGCTAGATTAATTTTTTCTGTAAAGATATCTAGTTTTTTATAATTTTCTTTAAGAAGTTTTATGAGCAAATTTCCCTGATTTTCAGTGATAAACATCGATCGTGATACAGAACTGGCCAAACTCTGTAGTGTACCAAAATCTCGCTTGGAAATTTTAGATTCAGCATAGCTATCCGGATGATTTAGTATTTCTAGTAATAAGTTATCAACAGTATTCATATTAGTTAGTATATGCTGATCCTTGTCAAAGGTCAACCATTAAGAAAAAAATAGGCCTCAATATTATTTAAGGCCTATTGTATCGCTTTTGGGCGAATTAGTTAAAGTGATGCATCTTCCATACCTGCAACACGAAGTTTAATGATATTAGACAGTTGCCACTGCTTGATATCTAACGCTTTAGTAATGCTCAACCATTTGTTTCTAAGCAAGGCAAATTCATTGATAATTTTTTCAAAGTCAATAACATCTGCTTCGCCTTCTACAAATTTTTCACAGTCTCGACTGCTTAGAGCACGTTGATATGTTTCTAAATATTTGCGAAAATGCTGACTTTTTAGTCTACGAAGTTCGATATTAAGATATTCTAAGATTGCCTCGATTTCTTGTAATTGACTAAATCGTTGTTCAACAATGCCAGGCATAGCCGCTGATGCACGTTCAATATTTCCAAACACACGAACCTCATTACGAGCTTCAACAAGTTCATCATTAAAATATTGTACAGC